CCTGTGCTTCTTTTTGTTGATCTGGATTACCAACTATTTGTGTTCTAACAGGTCCTTCTGAAGGTAATAATTCTTTATAAGCTCCTGCTTGGAATTGTGTAACAGCTTCTGCAAGAACTGGGTGAGTTGCACCACTTGCTCCCTGAAAGGGTTCTGTTCTGTTATCATATTTAAATCCTAAAAGATCTAAACCGTTTGTGTATGATTGTTCCCAATCTTTTCTAGAAGCTTTGTAGTCCATATAATTTTCTACAAGTTCAGAACCAATAGGATCTGTAATATCTTCTGGTAATAATTCTGCTAAGTTGTCAAAGTGGTTTGGTGTACCTTCTATGTTTACTTTACCTGGTTCAAAGTCTACTTGTACACTACCATCTTCGTTAGGTATAACTTCTACGCTAGGGTCTTGCGATTCTATCGCTTGCTCTTCTTGTATTTCTATTTCTTCTTGAGGATCAACCTCTATCGATGTTTTTACGTTTGGTAACGATTTGTCTATATCTGCCATTTATTTTCTCCGGTGTATCCGCCACTTTAACTTGTTTTAAAGGAATATTCAACCCCTGTGGATTAGGTCCTCTTTTGGGCGGTATTGTTTTAGTTAGTTTTTTCATTAAAAGGGTAAATCTGGTAGATCGTCGTCTGCGCCTTGACGTTTTAACATTTTCTTTGCAGGAGATGTTTCTTTAAGTCCTAATTTTTTTTGCACTGATATTGGCAACATATCAGCCTCGTAACCCATTGCTTCTAAATCTTTTAATGAAATATTTTCTGCACCAAGCTCATCTATCAATTCGTCTAAATCTTCTAATCCAACTTCAACATCTTTCATCTTACCATCCATATCTGCTTTGACCGTAAATTCCTCATATTCATCTGGCGGAGTTCCTTTAGTAGATTCGTCACCAATGCCTTTGGTGTAAACCATTTCTTCTTCATAATAACCAAAACCATCTGGGTCACCAGATTTTTTGTTAATTCTTATATTACCTGTAGTAAGATCTTCATACAATTCATAGTCTTTGTAAACATAAACAGCTTCTCTATCTACAGTAGCAAGTCCTTTAGTGTTATCTGTTCCGAATTTTTTTATTTTATCCGCTAATGTAAAAAAGTATTGTGGAACGACTGGTTTTATTGGTGCAGCTTTTTCTGCAACTTTAGTTACCGTTGCAAATTCATCACCAACGCCTAACATCTTAGCGATCATAACTGCTCCACCTGCACCAGTGGCTTTTAAAAAGTTTCTTCTGTTTGTACCTTGTTTTGTTAATAACTCTTCTATCTCTTTATCCATAGTTTCTCTTGTAGTTTTATCTACAGGTAGTTTTCTAGATTTTGCATATGCCTGTAAAAGTTTATAACCAGGAAATATTGGTGCTGTAAGTTCCATACCAAGTGTAAATTGATCAGCTAAAATTTTTGCACCTGCAGTTTTTCTTTCATCTTTCATTTTCTGTTCTTCATCTTTAATTAATTTAGCAAGACCTGTTTTTTCTGTAATAACTTTTGTTCCTTCATCACCAACTAAATTATTTAAAAAGTCAGTAAATATTCCTGTGCCTTCAATACGAGATTCACTTAAAGGCAAAGGCTGATCTGTGTAGTCTTGAACGTATCCTTGGTTTGTTGAAGGTTTAATTTTGAATGCAGGTTTTTGTATTAGATCTGCTGCAAGTTGACCGACTGCTGGTAATACTCTTGCACCAAACTCACCAATACGAATACCACTTTGAACTATTCTATCTGCATAGTACGGAAGATTTCTTGGATCAATCATGTCGTTTATTATTGATACAGGATTCATTGTTTCTCTAAATGTTTTTGCTGCAGGTAACTCTGCATCTGGATTCAAGAAAAAGTATTCTAGCTGTGCTGCAAAGTCATCATCTGCTCCTGCTGCACCACCTCCGCTAAATCCAACACGGCCACCGTTTGCTGCTTGAAAAGGATCTATATCAGGTTGATCACCCGCGCCTTCTTCAAGACCACTTGTTACTCTGTCTTTTAATTCTTGTAAAAAAGCTTCTGCCTTTACTCCACGTTCGATTCCTTTTTGTAAAGCTGCCTCTGGATCTTGAGTGTCTGCTGCAATTGCTAAAGGTATATTTACAGCTTTTCCTATATACGGATCTTTAATTAAATAAGATCCTGCGCTAGCTAAAGACTCTGTTAGCGGAAGACCTGAAAACATACTTAAAGTAAAATCTAAAGGACTTAATACAACGGCTCCTCCAGGAATTTTATTTGTTAAAAATTTAAAATTATCCATTTTAGATTTTATATTTTGTGCCTCTCCTTTAAAAGTTCCTGTTTTTTCTTTTATAGTTTCTGTTGGACTTTTAATTTTAAACTCAGGATCTGCTGCTTTATTTAATAAAATTCTTTCTGCATATTTTTTATATCTTTTTAAATTATCAACAAAACTTAAATTTAAACCTCTACCAATTGCATTTATTTCTGGTTCAGTTAAATTTTTTATCTGACCAGACATATTTGCTTTTTGAGTTGATATAACTAATTTTTTTAAAGGATTAGTTTGCACTTCATCTAAATGATCAATAACTAATTTATCACCACCCTCTTGAAGAGCTTTATTTAATGTTATTGTTTCTCCTGGATTACGAGGATCATCTATTTTTATCTTTTTTAATTTTTCAATATCATTATAAACAGTTGCTGCTTCTTTAAACAAAGGATCATTTATGTCTATATTTTTAAAAGTGATAAGTTTATTTGTAGTTAAATCTCTAAATTTAGCAGTGGCTATTGTGTCTCCACTAACGTGTTTAAATAATTTTCCACCATTTTCAACGTGTCGTGATAATTGTGCAAGAATATAACTTTTAGCATCGAAAAATCTAGTTCCAGCTTTTAAAATATTTGTTCGCGACGCTACTGATATAGGATAATTTTTTACCATTTTATCAAAAGTTTTAACTGTTGTTTCACTAATATTTTTAATATCGTCTGCTGTATATTTTTGTCGTGGCTGAGATACTCTAGAAGTTATTGATTTTAATTTAGAATATAACTTATCAAATCTTTTTTTATTAGCCTCAGTTAAATACATTTTAATATTTTGTTTTGTTCCTCTTTCTTCTGATCCTAAAGCTAGAATAGGTAGATCACCTCTGTTTACATCTAAAACTAATTTGTTAAATTTTGCTTTTTTTGCATCAACAACTCTAGGATCCTCACCAGGTGATTTAATTAATGTATTATAAATTTTTTCTCCTAAAGCTTCTTTTATATTTCCCCTAAAATTTGATCGTGATTCAATTTTAGTTTGCTCTGTTTGTATTCCTCTTTTACCAGTTCCAAAAACAGATTTTTCACCTTCAAGTTGATCTAGAATATCATCTATGTAAATTTTCTTTGGATTTGATGCTTTTAAATTTTTGTAAATTTGTTTTATCTTTTCTAATCTAGCTTCAATTACAGGACTTCTTTTTTTACTTGCTTGTGACTCTAAAAATAATTTTTTAATATCTTCATCTATAAATCTTTGAGCATCAGCTTCTGTTGCAAACACAGCTTGTTCTCCTGTTCGACCTAAATAACCAAGTGTGTCTGCAGGCACTGTTAATCCAGTTCTAACACCATACTTACCTCTAAACTTAGGATTTGTTCGTGAACCTCCAATAATTAATTGAGGTTTTGCAAAACCAGTTCTATCTCCATAATTTTCACCAGAGATAGTACCTCCACCAATAAAACCACCGTCTTCATACGTTCTGTTAAATCTATTAAACTGTTCTGTTTGTTCTACTTCTGCTGGTTTATTCTCTGGTAATTGATCTAAAGTTTTTATAGCATCAGGACCATACTTTTCACCTATCTCTCTAATCGCCTTTTCAAGATCATCGTCTAATAAAGCAAGCTTGTTACCTAGACTTGTATCCTCGTCATCAATAAATGTATTTCGTAGTGGATCAAATATATAAGCCAACGATGCCTCCTTTTGCTCCTCTAAAATGTTCTCTGCCCCCACCTTTTCTTCCAGCACCCGTAGACATCCTCATATAATCTTTAAGAGATTTTGTACCACCGCTATTTATATAATATCGATAAGCTTCCATCATATCTCTAAAAGCTTTATCTTCTGCAGATGCAAAATCTATTTCTACTACTTCATCTGAACCGTCACCAAAATTAACACGTCCACCTTTTGCAAAATCAATAGGTTCTGGTTCTTCTAATTGAAAATCAAAATCTACTTCATCTACGTCAATACCTTGTTGGTCTGCCATCTCTTCTTTGACCCTTAATAACGCTTCGTTAGGATTTGTTTCCTCACCTGACTTCAATATGTTTTTTGCTTTGATTAAAACTTCTGCTTGTTCTTTTGTATAACCTTCGTTTGTTAAATCTTTTAGTCTAAACTCAGTGTCAAAATTTTTAATTAATCTCATCGGTAGATCATCTAGTTTTCTTGTCTGACCCTCTACTAGTGGTTTGACATTCTCTCCTGACACTTGATCAGCTTTTTGTAAGAAACCTTTTAATATACCTTCTGCGTCTTTACCTGATAAAACTACGGTCTGATCCTCTTTCATAGGTATCACACTTGACTCAGGAACTTGTTGAGATGCTTTGTTAACTCTGTAGTATTCTTTGTAGCCGTCTGGATCTATTGTTTGTAATGCTTTTTCTAACTCATTAATGTTTTCACCGTGATAGGTAATTCGCTCCATTCTCTGAGTTGGTTTGTCTGCATAATAAAATCTTGCATCATCACCTGCTGACTCTGGGTTTTTATATTTGTTAAACGAATCTAGTTCATCTGTAAGTCTTTGTTGTACCTCTGTTGGTGTCATGTATTCTAAAGCATTCTTTGGTCCGTCTTTTTGAATAGGTTCTATATTGTTTCTTTTAACCCAATTAAATATATCTTCGTTGTCTGGATCAAAGTTGTCTAACTTTTGAAACACTTGATTACCAAAATGTTTTCGCCAGATTCTAACCGGATCTGGTGCAAAGAAATCTGCGCCACCGTAATGGTGTTTACCTTCTTTTAGATTGTTATATATTTGATCATCTAGTTTTATAATTCCTGCTTCATGGAGCTTGGGTAAAAAGTAACTACCGTAACCTCTGTACAAAGAAGAGTTAGGTCTATCGTATCCTTCACCATCGTATAATCTTTTCAATCTTAGTTTTCTTTCATCAGAAACTTTTTCAGGTGCAAAGATATCTTCTGTCTCTTTTATTTTCTTTTGCATATCTGCTACATTTTTTTGAAACTTTTCTAACACCTGTTCTAGCGTTAACATTTCATCTGGCAGATTATCTACTCTCTTGTTAAATATATCATCAACATTTTTACCTTGTTCAGTAAGTCCTCTTGCAAGTTTATCTTTTTCTTTTACCACTCTTCTGTAAACGCTAAGATTGTATAAGATGTTATCTTTTTGCATTTGTGAAAGTCTAACGTCTGGATTGTTTTTGATAAATGTAATTGTTTTTTCAAACCTGTCTGCAAGATCGTCACCATACTCTCTAAGCAGTGAATATCTGTTCTCAACACCTATGTTTCTAACACTAAAAGGATTAAATGTGCTTGCATCAGTCAATTTAGAACCAATAATTGTAAAATCACCAACCTCATCTTTGGTTAGTTTTCTACCTATAAACTCTACACCTGCTGGTGTATCTGCAATACCACCTTTTGGTTTAGGTGATTCTGACATTAATTTTTGTAATATTTTTATTAAATCATCCATAATACACTCGTTTAGGTTTAGAATCTGACTCCTCTACATAATCCTCCGGGTGTTGTACGAAGCCACCTTGTCTAAATCGCATGAGCGCCTGGGTGGTTGAATCTACCAAGTCGTCATGATCGCCATATGGGAAAGCTGCACATTCTTCCATGACGTCGTCCGAGAACTTTTGTTCAGGACACCATATCATACCAGATTCAAACAGCGGTGCAACAGAATTTACACGAGCATGCTTATCGTTTCCTTTTGACGGGGTAAAATTCATGACAGGTATATTCATTTTTCTTAATTCGTAGGTTAATGGCAAACCACTAGCTTTTGCCTCAACTATCACCGTTTCAGGTTTCCAATACTCATATTGCTCTAGAGCTTTACGTCGTAGTTCTGGAAACTCAAATCGTTCTTTGATTGCATCTAACAATATTAAATTAGCTCCTGAGTCTTCGTCAGGATAAAACACACCCCATGTAGTAATGGCTGAGTAGTCTGCTGTTTCTTTTTTCAAGAACGCTGTATCATAAGATTGTATAACGTGGTGCAATGTTGGAATGTAATCATGTTTCCATATTTGCCACCACTCACGTTTTAAGATTGCTCCTTCTTCAGCTGTAGGGTTTTGCATCCACTGTGCATTCCATTTACCCG